TACGTCACAGAGTAAACGTCAGGCACATATTCTTTGCGCACTTGCGGGTCGCGCGCGCGGGACACGTATGCGGCTTTCGCAGCAATAAGCGCTGCCTGTTCGATGTCAAATGGAAGGTCACGCGTACCCAACATGCTTGGAAGAATGTAGCCGTAGACATAGCGCACGGTGTAAAGATACACGCCTTGGGTGTACGTCCAGCCATCTTCGTTGAAAATGAAACCGGAGTTCGGCTCTTGAAGCGAGTAATCCGCAGCGGCCACTGTGTCGCCGTCATAGGTGATGGAAGTAATGGATACTAAAGGAAAGCGGCTGGTAATGAGATTACGGCCCCCATCTGAAGGCATCGTTTCATCTACCGTCTGCTTCGCAAAATCTCTGTTGCAGAAACGCACAATCTGCGCAGATACGCGGTCGATGATGTTATCCATCAGCGTATCGTCCGTGGTCGTAGAAATGCCAAGGAGCGCCTTAAGGCTCTCTTTCGTCGTTAGCTTCGTCGATGAAGCTGCTGATACGACTGTGATTGCCATGAGGCGCTCCTTGTCTAAGCAGTAAAAGCGTCAGTTATTACGCGCCGTAGCTGGCCGTTACAAGCTGCGTACCAACAAGGCACTCACCTGTGTACGGATTCACCGCTACTGGATAGAACCCTGTCTTTGCAGAGTCCGTGATGGAAAGGATGAACACGCCTTGGTCGTTCGTCTGAACAGTAAAGGCTTTCTTCGCTACCATCGTGTCAAATACCGTGCCACTTGCGCCCGCTGCAACTGCACCGGAAGCCGTGGTTGCGGTAAGACCTTCACCGTCGGCCGCATCGGACAGATACAGGTCGAAAATAAATGGGCGGGTGAGAGCATTACCTGCGCCGTCTTTTACCGTGAAGGTAACGAGCGAAATAGTAGAGCCGCCCGCAACCGCAGCCGTTGTGATTGTCATTGGCAGGTTCTTATCATTCGCAAAAGGGACGTTATCGCGGCCATTCCCTTGTGCTGCTTGGATACCATTTTTTACGTTGTTCTGTGCGTCGGGCATGGGTGGATACTCCTAGTTTTTAACGATTGTGTTTTTTCTTTTTGCCTTGCGGCGGGGTTTCTGTTTCTTGGGTTTCGGTTTGCTCAGTTTCGCCCATAAGTTCTTGAGCGAGTTTAGTAGCAGCTTCATCGTCACCTTCGATTTCCGCCCCTTTGATTTTGGTTTTCGCTTCGGAAGGAGCAGAGGCAATCCCTTCAGCCGCGACAGCATATTTTTCGCGAAGGAAAACGTCAGCTAAGGAAGCATCTTCGATGTCATAGGTTTCACCCTTGACGTATTCTTTAACCTTGCGGTCAAATTCTTTACCGTTTTGAGTGGAGAGCATCGTGAGTTTCATAGCCGTATTTTCCTTTACATTTTAACATGGTGCGGGGGCTTTAAAACCCCCGCACCGCTCAAGATATGCGCCTAGTTTAGCTTAGGCCGGAGGGTTGTTACGTGCGCCGTTCAAGATGGCCGTTGCGCCGAGGATAAATGCACTCGTCGAGCCGGTCGTCACGATGGACAGGCGGATATAACGTTTCAGTACGATAACGCCTACAGCAGAGCGGCCGTTGGCTGCGGAAAGAGCAGCAGCGGCTTCAGTGCCTTGCAGGAAATCGTCAGGTACAGCTTCCGAGCCGGACATGCCGGAGTCGTCAGACCATTCGATCAGAGGGGTCGCAGTACCCGCAGAGCGCGTACCAGACATCAGTTCAAACAGCACGTTGGAGTAACCGGCGCAGTCGATAATTTCGCCTGCGGTCGTCGTGTCAGAACCAATGGACGCGATGCTGCGTGCATTGAGAACTTTCACTTCATTTTTCAGATCAAACATGTTCATAGTCTTTGTCCTTCTTCAAGAATTTCGATGCTTTAAAGGTGCTCCTTTTTAGGGGAGCACCTTTTTACGTCAGCTTACACTGCGCATTTCAGCTTTTTGATGGCTTCACCTTTGACCACCATGCCGCCGGTACGTTTGGTGAAGGTAAATTCTACCTTACCAGACTTTTTCAGCGCATACGGATCGCGGATAACAGAAAGGCCCATCGAATCGCCAATCAGATAGCCCTGACGGAAATCACCGAAGGCAATCGGGAAGGCGTTCGTGCCGATATCATCCATGTCAGGCATTTCCACATAGGAATAGCCTGCCACCTGATTCGGTACGCCAGCAGCAACGTTACCTGCCTGCCAGAGATACTGACCCACGCCGTCTTTAAGCGTGCGAAGGAAAGCAACCGTTTTGCGGTTCATCACGAATACAGGGTTGTAGCCCGTTTTCAGATCGCCGGTCAGCAGCAGAATCGAATCGAAGTTGAGCGTGGAAGCGAAACCGGAGTTACGCGTATCTACGTTCAAAGCAGTAGCGTGCATGAAACCCTGTGGTTTCTTCACGCTGTCGCCAGTAACAAAGCCCGCGCCTTCTTTCTGGTTAAAGGCTTCCGTGATGTCAGCACTAATTTCAGATTCCATGTTGAAAGCGGCATCCATCAGTTCTTCATTCGTGATAGGCACAGTCACCGTCAAACGAGAGAGCGGCAACTTTTCAAGGCCGTACGTCGAATTGCTGTCGTCACCGGTTTCACCTTCACCTTCCCATGATGCGCTCACAAGCGTATTACGGATTGGCAGTTCCATTTTGCCTGCACCCGTAGAACGGACGCGGCTGATAGAACGAACCGCAGAAACTTCCGTAATCTTCTTGATGATTTCACGGACGTATTCAGCCGGAGCAAGGAAACCACCTTCGATGGAGTTATCCGTGCGAAGGTACTTGAGTTCTTCAGCACCGAGGCTCTTATCGCCATGCGTGATGAATTTCTCGAACGCCTTCAGTTCGATTTTTGCTTTCTGTTTGTCAGCATCACCTGCACCGCCGCCTACGCCAGCGGCCATCTTTTCGAGAAGGTCAACACGGTCCTTCAGTTCGACTTCGCGCGTTTTAGCGGATTCGATTTCTTTGGTCAGTGCAGCGTTTTTCACTTCGTACTGGTCAAGAGCGGCATTGCATTTTTCAATGACAGCTTTATCCGGTACAGCTTTTTCGACTTCTTTGCGAAGCGTTTCAATCGCCTGCATTGCGTCTTTGATTTCAAATTCTTTCATAGGATTTTACCTCTGTAGAGTTGATGTGATTGCGTTAATCTGTTTTACCAAATCAGCGGCAGCATCACCGTCAACATCACGCTGAGGTTCTTGCTTTTCCACCTTATCGCCAGCATCGCACTGGCCGGAAAACTTCTTTATCTTACTAACGATAGCGCGAGTTTCCTTTTTCGTAAAGCCCCTAAGTTTCAGCACGGCTTCGATGTCAGCAAGTGTTTCTGCTGCTTCGAGTTCGTCCTTAACGCTCTTTACGCTGGAAACTTGCGCCTTTGGGTTCATTGGGAATGTCACCAAAGATACTTCGTACAAGTCGAGTTCTTTTAAGACCCGCACGTTTTTCTCGTTCGTTTCAGAGTCGAGCACGCGGTAGCCGATAGACAGACCATCTAAGTCACCGGCCTTTAAAAGCGCGTACGCTTCTTTGCCTTTTTCCGTGCCAAGATTGATGCGACCTTTGCAGTACAGACCGTTTTCATCTTCGCGGGTTTCGACAAAAGAGCCGATAATGTCCCACGCATTGTGCTGCCAGAACATTTTAATCTTGCGGTTGGTCTGCAAGGATTTCATGAAGGCACCCTTCACAATCATATCTTCGCCGTGGTCGATATTATTGAAGTACGCGCCATAGCCTTCAAAATACCCAAAGTCTAAACCTTCTTCGGTTTCGCTCTTGAAAGCCTTTTGGTCAAACGTGAAAGGGATGACTGAGTGCAAAGTTTTTTTCATGAGAGTTCTCCTTAATCCGTAGTTTCAGATGCAGCGGCCTCTGCGGCCAATGCGGGTTTTTGTGGTTCTGCATTTGCGCCCGCGCCCACGATGGTCGCAGCATCGGGTCCCGCGACCGGACGGCCGTTGGAGTCAACAATCTTATTGCCGCCCTCGATGTCTTTTTCACCGAGCAGTTTGCGCTTCTCGTTAATCGTGAGCACCACGCTCGTTTCGACGACCTTGCGGCGCGCGTCGCGCACCGGCGTGAGCACATCGACGCGTTCTTTATCGACAAACAAGCCCCACTCGCGGGGGTCAACATTAAAGCGCGGCAACAATGTGCGGCCAAGGTGCGCAAGAATATCATTGGTGAATGGGATGACGCGATTTTCGTAAAATTCAAGACGCACTTTATCGAGGTTATCATACGTCGTGCCTACGGCCATGATAAGTTCGAGCGGCACGCCGAGTGTTTTGTAAATCTGCTTTTCAGCATCTTCTTTGAGCGCTTTAAAATCCATGTCTTTATTGTTCATGGACATCTGCTGCCACTCTAAGCCGCCTTCGAGTACCATCGAGCGGCCAGCGTTAGCGGAACCTTGATACGAGGAATCAATCTGCGAGCGCAAGCGGTCGAACGCTTCGTCGCTCAACATTGCAGGCTGACCATTCGGAGTTTTCAGTACGAACGCGCCGCTCGGACGCATACCGTTCGTCAGCACGGACAGATTGTACTGTGAAGAATGAAGGTACTGATTCAGTTCAAAGAACAAAGGCGATGCTTCAGACAAGCCGTCGAGGTTATTCCCACCGCGATCCGGATTGAAATTGGAAATCGTGAAAAGTTCCTGCAAACGGTTGTCGCTGTAGAAGCGGCTCGTTGCGTAATCCCTGTTGTATGTCGTGTTTGTGAAGCCATCAGAGTAGAGATACTGCCGTGGGAAGCCTCTGTCGTTTGCAACCGCAGTGAAATAGGTAGAGTTCTGAACATAGAGTTCGAGAGGCGGGCGCTTTATCCCACCCGACGCTACGATGTAGGTGTCACCGGAAACCAGCTTCCATATCGAAGCGTCACGGATGAAATCTTCCTGAGTTTTCTGCCAATCGTTGTTGGGGAACATCAGAAGGTCTAAAACAGGGTGAAATAGCTTTTTTTCACCTGTTTTGCGGTTAATCAGCACCACCGGTAGCGCCGCTGCGGCCTTTGCAATACGGTTTACGGCCGTATTTAAGGGCGCAATGCGGATATAATTCATCGTTAATTCCCAAGGGGAATATAGATAAAAAGCGTATGTAGACCCTGAAACGCCACGGTAAAGGGCGTAAGGGGAAAGGTTCGCGGCCCATCCTTTTTGCTCCGTGGGGAGTGGGGGCGCTTTCTGCGAGAGAAACGGGAGTTTTGGGAGTTTCATTCCATTCACCTAAGCGGAGTTTTGGCAATCTCTTGATTCAACAGTAGCATGGTTGCGAGGAATGGAGAAGTTCAAACTTGACAAGCTGAAACGATTACAGTATAGTCGTAGGTGAGGACGGAACAGGAGAATATGAAACTTACTAAACTGAAACTGAATGAACCTACAATGACTTACGAGCAGTTGCTCGAAATCAAAAAGCACCTCGGCTGGCCGTGGCCCAAGCTGGCAAAGCATGTCGGCCTTAAAGACGACCGCATGTTTTACCACTACAAGAACGGGACTTGCCCCATCGAAGGCCCTATCGCTATGGCGCTAAAGTTTCTTGTCATCGTGCACGATACTGGAAATTTGCCAAAGCCAAAAGCGAAGAAAGAAGTGCTTGACCTCTAATTGAGGCCACGATAAACTGAAGCCTTCCATGATTAATTGTCTTGCTGTGGACCCATAAACACCTTCCGCCTAAAAACGGAAGGTGTTTTATTTTAGAGGACCCTCACGCGCGCGCCGTATGCGCCGCGCTCACGTATCCACTTCAACGCTTGGCTCGTACTATCCACTTGGTCATCCCTCTTGCTCGCAGGGAACACCGCGATTTCGAGTTCGTAAACACCGAGCCATGGTGCATGTTCCGGTAGCCACACTTTACCCGCTTCAATCAGCGGCGTTTCTGCGTCCATGCGCATCATCTTATCTTTTACCGGATCAATCTTTATCAGCGGCATATTATTTATCGTTTGCAAATCCTGAATAAGCGCCTGCCCGCTGGATTTATTTTCAATCAGAATCACCGTCGGCTTATCGTCGAGCCATTTCTGGTAAATCAATTTTTTAAGTTGCGGGTACGCGAGCCACACGCGCGTCACATCGACGAGATAGATGCCTGTCTGCGTTTCCCACCATGTCGTGCACACACTTGGGTCATTCTGCTTGCTGATAGAGCCTGCGGTATCCCAACTGTGCACAATTTTCCGCACCGTTTTGATGTCAGGCAACTCTCTATACCGTTTGAACCATTCCAAGTTCACCATGCCCCCGCCGCGTGGCGCCGGACGCTGCATATACTGCCCCGCGTACGCGTATGCCTTAATTTCAGCCAATTTTGCGGCCAAAACCGCCGCAGAAAAGCGCGTTGGGTGCAGCGGTTCGCCTTCTACCCACTCTTTTTTCTGCCCAAAATAGTGAAAAACCTGCGTTTCTTCGGCCACCGCTGGCAATTTTATCAGCACCCACTGCTTGTCAAGCGGCAAGTCTTTGTTCATTTCCAAGAGAAAATCCGTTGGATCTCCTTCAGAAAGACGCTGCATCAGCAGTATTTTGACCGCAATTTCATCGTCATCTGAGCGCGTAAACAGTGTTTCACCCATCCATTCGTTCGCATCTTCGCGGATTTGCACAGAGAGCGCGTCCTGTGGCTTAATTAAATCGTCCCCAAAGAGAAAATTACCACCTTCGCCGGTGATGGTGCCACCGACTGACGTTGCAATGCGATGCCCACCTACGGTCGTCGTCAATTTCGACTCTGTATCTTTTTCGATGATGGTTTGCGGAAACATTTTCCGATACCACTCCGACATCATCACTTTTCTGACGTCGCCGTTTAGCTTAGAACTCAGTTTGCCGGAGTATGACGCGCCGATGATGCGCTCGTAGGGGTAATGCCCTAAAATAAACGCGGTGAGCGCGACAGAAACCAAGATGCTTTTGAGCGAGCGCGGCGGCACGTTGATAATCAAGCGGCGCAGCGGAAAGTCCGGCGTCGGATTCAGCGTCGGCGTGCCTTCAAAGTTTGGCTTCAGCGGCATCGTGCGCATGAGTTCGTAGCAGAGATAATCTAAGTGCCAGTTGTCTTTAAATTCCGTGCCGGAGTTTAATTCTTTGAACACGCGCACCAAAAAATAGCGAAGGTCATGCTTCGCCATGTGTTCTGCTAAATTTACGAGTTGTTCTTGCGTTAATTGCTCAGTTTTCATACGCCTCGTTCTTCGGGCGGAACTCTATTCCGGCCGAGTGACAAGAGTAAAGGTACGCGCAGCAAGTTCGGTGCTGCCGGTGGATATCCTGATGTTGTTGATGCACGCGTAATCATTCGGATTCAACGCGATATACCGCGCCGCAGCGGTAGCGACCGTGACAGCGATAATACCCGAAGAATTGTAGACCGCAACTGGCGTACCCGCCGCAGTGGAAGCTGCTTGGAAACCGATTGAAGTGCTCGTCAGTGCAGAAGGGGTGATAATACCTACCAAACGGGTGCCGTACAGATTAACCATGTTCGAGAAGGTGGTATTAATCGGGACAACGACATCGGTGAAGCACAGATTGTCTTGAATAGTTGAAATTTTAGATTGGTCAGCCATGTGGAGAGTGCTCCCTTGAAGATGTTCGGTTCTTTAAACATACCTTTTTAATACGGAAAAGGGAATAGGCTAAGAAGTATACCCCTGCTGTTTGACAATCAAATCTATCTGGCTTTCTTTCTTAAACGGTATGCTGCCATTTTCTACTTGCATGATAATTTTGTAGGCTCCCGCAGTCAAAGCAGCCGTTTCCGCTGGTGTTAGCTGCACTTGGAAAGCGCTACTCACTACGGACATTGCTTTTGTCATTACTGGCGTTGACCCTATGACCGTGACCACGGCCAACGTGCCAGTGTACCCTGCCAAATTGGTGATTAAAGTCGCCCCGTTATACACTTGAACAGATAGGACGTCACTCGAATCGCCTTGGAATAATTCTGTACTGGTAGTAGCCATCGGCGCACTCTTTCAGGTGGGTTATACTCTAAGTTCTTGCACGGTTGAAGTCGTCATGAGTGAGGAAATAACCGCATCATCTATTTCGGTATGATACCCCACTGTTGAAGATAAGTCTAGGTAGGTACTATACGCAGTCACCCTCAACTCAAAAGCCGATTCTTCTATGGTGTCCACATCCAAGTAGGACGGCAATGCCGACGTCACCAAAGAAGCCCCCGACGCTTCGACGTTCAGGTAAGCCGGAGCGCTGTCCACCGACAGTGAGTATGTCACAGCCGTGGCTACTTCGATGAAATAGCTGTCTGCCTCTTGGAGCACTAAAGACCAAGCGGTTGTGTCTGTTTCTAGGTCATATTGCAGAAGATACGCGCCGCCCGCTGCTGTGGCTACACCAGTGGACACAAACGTAGAACGCACGACAACACGGGTCGTCCCTGCGGCTTGCGCGGCCGCGTCTGCGACAAACGTTGCTCTGAAAAGACTCTCACCGGTCGCAAGAACTTCAGCAGAACCCGCCGCTGCGGCAGAAGCATAATTAGCGGCCAGCGGCTCTGCTGTTGCGTCGGCTATCCCTGCGGCCGAGAAGGCACCAGATGCCAGTGCTCTGCCTGCGGCCAACGCGCTGCTCGAACCGGATGCTGAGAATATCCCCGCCGCAAGCAGGCGAACCTGCGCTTCTGCAAGACTGCCGCCTTCAGACGAAAACTCGGCGTACGACGCTGGCTGCGTATCACCTCTACCCTCGGCCAGCGCTTCAGCTACGCCGTCAGATGTGAACGTAGTGCGGTATTCTGCTCGCCCTGTGCTGAGTGCTTCTGCTACCCCTGAAGAAGCGAAGGTGATCCGGTGTTCTTTACGTCCTACTGCGGAAGCAGCAGCAACACCTGCGGATACAAACGCCCCTGAGCCTTCTGCGGCTTCTCCGATGGGTCCTACCCACCCACCAAGATAGCTTCCTAGCCACGCGCCGTGCCACGCCATAAAAATACCTAAGTTACGTCAAGAATATCGATAGTCCTTGTTCCTGACGAGTATGTAGCTTCGATGCGGTTTTTGGTATCCTCTAAATCTCTGAACACCGGAGCAGCCCCTTCTAAGCTGGTTGCGTTGCCTGCTGCAACAGCCGCCAATATGCGCAGAATTTCTTCTGCGGTGTAGCCGCCTTCGACCGCGCGCCCCCACACTGCGGCCGCGAGTCCTTCCGCTGAAAGGGCTTCTGCACCGCCAGAAGTACCTTCTAAACTGGCAATGCCTGTAAGATCGGTGCTCGATGAAAATGTAATGATACCGGTGCCAACAAGAGAGGTTAAGTTGCTCAAATCCGTAGCACTGGAAAATACAATAGACGATGCGCCGTCCATCAGCGCGATACCATCTAAATCAACCGTAGCCGTAAACGTGATGCTGCTTGTACTGCCTAACTGAATAACCAAGCCAAGCGCGCCGTCTACGGTAAATACAATGGATGATGTAGCATCCATCGTTTTTACGCTTAGTATGCTCGCCGCAGCGGAGAAAGCGATGTTTGAACTGTTGTAGGCACTTAAACCGCCTGCTTTAATACCGAGCGACCAACTGTAAGGGTGTGTCGCACCGTTTGGAAAGCCCGCTTTTTCGCTGATACTGTTGCCAGCAATGACGGTCGCTTCACCCGCGTGAAAATTACGGAATCCACCGCTCGTCGACTTCAGTAGGCGGTCATATCCAAGCGAAACAGAGCCGCCCATATACCTATACGGGCCGCTGCCTGTTCTTTGTCCTTGCGATATATTCACAATTTAGGACTCCAATATCAACTGCGCTATCGCCTCGTTGCCTGCTTCTACTGCAATATCAGCGGCGTGCTGCTTTGCTGCTTC